AGGAAGCTGTGCGTCGCGGTGAGGGTAGATGGATTGATGAGAATAAGCCGCATACATTTGAAAACTGGGAGCGTATTGTAAAAGACTCAAAGGATGTCAAGGACAATACAAAAGGTATTATAGAGAATCTACGTGATATTGCCGGACTACTTGCTGTCATACATGGAATTAACAAAGCAATAAAGGCGGTCAAAAGGTTTGACAGCAACGCTGAGAAGGATATCCAGCAGACAGCCACTGCCCTTCCTAATCGCCGTTACTATGCAGGTTTCTCAGAGTTTGAGGCATTAAGGAACCAGAGCGCCGCGGCCGCGGCAGGTCTCGGGCGTGAGGCTGTAAACACTGATGTAATAAACTTCTCAGCCAGACGTGGAGAGATGTCCCTTTATGGCAAGGGCTTTGACCTCTTGCCCGTCTCTGTCCTAGGGCAGTGGCAGAATATGATGAAGGAGGGTGACGCCAATACTGCCTGGTGGAATACTTTGTCCGCTGTCGCTGGCCGTTATGCAGGTGCGTCACAGAAAGAACGTGAGCAGTTGCAGAAACTCCTTGATGATACACTCGGCAAGTCTGCGACTGAGCTCCTTGCATTCTCAAGGAACACAGGAATTCCACTCGAGCAGCTAAGGGCACTCCGTGAGAACCCCAATTACCCGGCTGTAAGTGGTACAGAAGGTATGAGCTATGACCTCAGTAAGCTGAATGAGAGCATACATGCCTCTTATCTTAAGATGTATGAGGACTGGATGAAGTCATTTGGGCTGCCTTTCAGGGATTTCTGGGACCGTCTGCTTATTGACCTTACAAATAACCCGTTATACAAGCTTGTCACAGGCAATGGAGGAAACTCTGTGGAGGCTATGACAGGCACAGCAGCTGAATTTGTATCGCCTATACCGGGTATTGTGGACTTTTTTGCCGGAAAATACCACCGTGCGAAGAAAGCGGCTGATGTGTTTGAGTCTCGGCCTAGCTATTCCGTCGCATTAAAAGTACGAGGTGACAAGAAACAGCTTAATAAGGAGCTTGATACGTTGTCAGAATCAAGGCCATTTGACAACATGACAAATGACCTTAATGATATGGCCACTTCAGATAGGTACCTGTATAACCAGACAGTACTTAAGCTGCAGGAGTATGGGCTTGATGCACCAGTATACCGGGAGGCTGTAAGCTCACTTGGAGACTGGAGCACGTCCTTCGCAGACAAAGAGGATATTGTAGGCCGTAATATGTCTGATGTGCTGTTCACAACACTTGCAAAAAATAAGAATAAAAGCTTTGAGGAACAGCAGACAGCCATAAATGACGCGCTTACAGAATACCTTGGCAATGTGAAATACTGGGATATTGTCAATAATCCTAATCTGTCTAAGACAGACAAGATGGAGTTCACGACAGGTACACTTAAGATAGATATTACACATGACTATACTAAGGACACTTCAGAGAATATAAGGGCTAATGGCAAGGTCGTAGGTCCTGGTTGGAATAATACAGTAGAACTTCCTGTAAAATTACAGGCGCTTCCTACAGGCAAATAAGGGGGTAAGAAATGAACTTTGCTTCTATCGGTATAAATACAGCGGCTGTCGCAGGAGCGGCGGCTGTCGCCACAATAACAGGACTAGTGAAGGGTGCAGGCGGGGAAGCACTTTCAGATTTCCTGCAGGTCCTCTCCCAGCCTACACTATGCTATGTGCCTATTGCCTGTGACAGTATTGAGGAGAACTGTGAGGCAGAGGTAGCTAACTCAATGATTATAGCACAGCTTACAGGGCTCAAGGGGTATGTCACAGACAATGTTGCGCCTAAGCCACGTACCTGGACACTGCACGGGTATATCACCGCACTTGTCCCACTCCTTGAGGACAGCCTTATGATTAAGCCTACTCTCCTTGTGCAGCGCTCACTACTTGATGCAGCTTTTCAGTCAAGAAACACTGTACCGTTCAAGACAGACACAGGGGAGATTGTAGATGTTGTCATAACACGTAAGTCAATAAAGTCACTGCCAAACGCACAGAATGCATATGAGGTCAATATAACTGTGCAGGAGATAGAGGTTCTTGACACATCAACAACCGGGAATATTTTGAACCTGTCAAGTATAGCAAAGAAGTCTGTGGCGCTCAGGACTGTGACAAACCTGGGCAGCGCGTCTGTTGTAGGCGGCACAGTGTCGGCCGTGTCACTTGTAACCAAACTTGTTAAATAAGGGGATGGCATGAAGAATTACTATTTCAGCATACCTGTACAGGAGGAGACTGACAGGAATATAATATTCACAGTGGACACTGATTCAGAGTCATTCATCATACAGGGAGACTGGGAGGATGACCCGTCATCAGACAGCAGCGGACACTGGATATTTGTTATTGACCGGATAATTGATGAGGACAGTACAGAGGAGCGTTCTGTGGTCCTGAACCCGGATTCTGTGTATTTCCAGTATGATGACATATACACACTTACTGTGTACAGTGAGAAAGACAGCATAGGCTTTGACAGCCTGCAGGATGTGACGCTTATATTCAGTATACGCGGGGAGGATGAATGAGCGTACTCTCCACACTGAAAAAATTACTTACAGGAAATTTAGGGCTTTATGACAGGTATGTGAATATAAAGCTTGAGTCAAGCAAGACAAAGCGTTCTGTAAGCATAGCCTGCCCGAGGTCCGGAAGGAAGCCTAATATAGCAGTGCAGATGAGGACAAACCCGTCTGATATGGCGACACAGTTCTCTATCAGTATAATGAATTGCTCTCTCGGGGTAAACCTCAGCCAGTTCGATACTATCACTGTTGTTATGGGATATTACTCAAGCTTTGAGAGCTTCTCATTTGCAGGTGAGATACTGCAGATATTCCAGGAGTCCCCGAACCCTAACGGTGTGCTTACTATGCAGGGCAATGTGGGTTTCACCACAGCATACAGCTCAGCCTCGACACTGTCTGTTACATTCCCTCCGGTAGCCATGCCGGCTGTTACAATAATACAGAGTGTTGTGTCACAGATAAATACAGTACTTGCAAAGCTGAACAAGAACGCAGTACTCACACTTGACATTACAAGTATGCCTGTACAGTGGCAAGCTGTGACTATTGACCTTACAGGAAGCACGGAGCAGTTCAACAATGTATATGAGGCTGTAAGCTGGCTTAACAGCCTGTTTATAAGCTATGTATACAGCAAGGACAATGCGGCCTCAGCCCCTCCTGTGTTCCTGTATATAGAGGGGAAACGGCTTATTGTATCAAGCACTGTCGCCGGGCCTACTGTGCCTGTGCTTCCTGTACTGTCTACAGTAAGCAGTATCTCTGTATCAGGTGTGCACGTGTCAATAACATGTCCTTTTGTGCCGACCATAAAGGCGAATACCTGCTTCTACCTTATTGCACAGAACTTCACATCTATGCTTAACGTAGGAGGGATAAGTGACCTTGGATTTATGTCCCTTATAAAGGCCAACTATACTGAGGTAAAGTTTGCTACTGTAGGGACAAACCAGATGCTTATTGACGGTATAAAGATTGAGCCGGGCAAGGTGCTCGGCAAGGAGCTGCAATGAACGGTATAGAGCTTGACGCCGCACTCAGCGGCATGAACCAGTTCAATATGATACAGGGTATAGCCAAGAAACTGAGGATTATTGACTATGCCACCGTGTCTATGGTCAAAGGGAAAGCTGTAGACGCCATGAGGGGCACCCACAAATATACGAATGTAGAGGTACTGAATATCGGCGGGAACGGCTACTCACTTGACATTGTGCCCGCAATAGGTGACACTGTGCTGCTTATCTCATCCTGCACGGCCATTGTTGACACAGCAGGGATGAAGGAGAACAGACCTGCTGACAGCTATAGTGCGGCTACATTAAAATGTATACCTCTGTGCAGCACTGACAGTAAGACAAGTGCAGGTGTTCTTACTATTGACATGAACGGTGTGAAGTTTGTACATGCACCTAACGGGCAGGAGCAGATGAGCATCACTTACCTGAACTCTGACGGGTCTGTTGCCATAAAGAGCAAGGGGCCGCTCATTGCAGATATAAATGCCGGGGATGACAGCTCAAACAATGTGCAGGTCAATGCTGATGGTATCACTGTCACAGACATAAAGGGGAACAACATTGTATGCGGTGAGGACGGCATGGCAGCCACTGACCTTAACGGTAACACCGCTATCATGAACGGCGATGGTATTGAGGTCACAGACCTGAGCGGCAATGATGTCACTATGTCATCAGACGGCATCACTGTCACAGATGCAAATAGCAATAAAGTTGAGATGGCTAACACAGGTATAACTGTTACAGACACAAACAGTAATAAGGTTGAGATGTCCTCCTCAGGTATGACACTCCAGGATTCTGCAGGGAACAAGGTGGAGATGACAAGCTCCGCGTTCAACCTTGTCGCGGCGTCCGGCTGCAAAGTCGAGATGGGCCCTGCCGGTACAGTGATAAACGGAAAGCTCACAGTAATGCCGTAAATTTGTATTTTTGAGGTCCTTAAGAACGCATCCTGAAGGACCTTTCGGGAAGTGCTGGTATAATATGCCTCCCGTGAATATCATAATATAGTGAGGTATTTATGCCGGGGAAACCTATAGCCGTGCAGGGATGCACAATACTTATAAACGGAGGGGCTATCCAGCCGCCGGGTCCACTGGTCCCCGTCACACTGCCGGACTCAAACATACTCGCAGGCGGGAAGCCCTGTTATTTCGGGGACCTGCAGGTCATTGTGCCGTCCGGGACGTCAGGTCCCGCCGGGGTTATGTCCGCGCCGGTGTCTGTAACCATAAAGGCCACAGGTATGAATGTAAAGAACACCACGGGTGCGGCTGCCCTTATGGGTGACCAGTCAATGGGGACGGACATGGGCTCCTTTGTCGCCGGCACTGTGACCACAAGTATCCCGCTTCTCCTTACAATAATGGATGCAGGGCAGACTGACGTGCTTGTCGGGTGACCCGGAAGGGTTTACAGTATTCCCCAGACAAGATAAAATATTCGGATGGAGGACTGTAATGGAGCTCAGACTTTTCACAACAGATGACCCCAGTGTATCAAACTATAACTGGGACATAGACATTGAGGACGGGCTCCCTGCGCTCCTTGATGAGGAGAGTGAGATTGACCAGATTGCCACGGTTGCAGCGTACATTGAGAAGGGTACTGTGCCGCTTATGGAGGATAAAGGCAATGACTGGGCAGGCTACCTTCTGAGTGAAAAGACTCTCACACAGCTTGACAGTGAGGTACGTGACAATATAAACACATACACAGACCAGGCTGACCATGTGCCTATGTACTATGTAGAAGATGAGAAGCTGAAGGTCACAATAGGCCGTGTCAATATCAATACGGGGGCTATGTAATGATAGAATTTGAGGGCAAGGAGTATATTGTAGATGACGCGACAACAAACGCGTACAACCTGCTCAACTACATAAATGAATACCTTGAGGAGAATAAGATAAAGAACCGGAAGGGTGAGACTGTACAGCTGAAGATTAACCTCGGCTCACCTATCTGGCTCATCATTTTCGGCCTCGGTTATATCACAACTGTACTACAGAAGATTATGTACTCTGTAGGACAGGCTTTCTCTATCGGGAGCTGCAGTGAGCAGCAGGTACTATCCCTTGCACAGATAGCACGTGTCGAGCGTAAGCAGGGGTCATACACAGTACTGCCCGTACGTGTGACAGCAGGAGATGCTGACTGCACAATAACCACTGAAGATATAATAACATATACATATAATGACATTGAGTATATATTTACACCTGTAGCGGAGTATAATATAACCGCAGGTAATACAGATACTGTGTACCTTGCCGCTGATAAGACAGGGCCTGTGTATATTACAGCTGGAGACATAACAGCATTTGACGAAGAAGTAGCAGGACTTGCATCCTGCTCAAACCTCGGCTCAGAACCCGGCACAAATATTGAGACAATAAACCAGCTCCGTACACGTATACAGGAGAACGAGCGTGTGACACCGGTAGCCGCGGCCATATCAGCCATCAATGGGCTTACCGGTGTAAACAAATGCAATATCATATACAACATAAGTAATGTAGACAGTATGGATGTTGCTGGGCATATTGTAAAGCCTCGCTGTTCAATCCTTTTTGTGCAAGGCTCAAGCTCAAGAATAGCCGAGGAGTACTTCACACACATGTACGCAGAGACAACAAAGGATACAGGCAGTATTGAGCAGTCGTTCACGGCCGAGAATGGGCAGAAGTTTACAGTCAATTACTTCCCGCCTGACCCGCTTAACCTGTATGTCAAGGTATATCTCAGTAAGGAGCTTAAGGACAACCAGTTAGTGGAGATACGTGATGTAATATCCGCCCTGTCTAACTCACTCCCTATGGGCAAGGATTATACCCAGTCCTATATCATAGACCAGATAAGAGATTTTGAGCTGTTCCAGTATATCACAGGTATAATGCTGTCATTCACAGGATTAGACTGGGATACACGTGCCGTGATGGGCGATAATAATATCGGTATCATACAGAACAGTGAACAGTATATTAAGGTGGAGGTGCTCTGATGGACAGGTCTTACTTTGCCCGGCAGCTTAACGGGCCTATCATAACCGCATTCTTTACGGCTGTATACAATTTCCTGTATGAGTACTGCGGGTTCAAAAAACTTCTTGGCTATTTCAGGGAGCTCAGTATTGCTACCGCGGAGAAAAACCAGCTGAACTTTATCGGCTCACTGATGGGACTGCAGCGTTTCAGTGTCCGGGGTGCTGATACCTCAGACAAGAACAGTATCACATACACAAGTGACTATGCTGACCAGGCTGTGTACCCGGAGGCAATAGGTTTCTCTGATGAGTATACAGAACAGGACCCGGACGACCCTAAATACGGCAAGTTCACTAACAGCTATGCCGGTACCGGCGAGGTCCTACCTATCCCGCAGGAGGGGTTCAGGAGCCTCCTCCTTGTGATAGCAGACTACGGGGACTTCCTCAGCATGAAGGCCATACTGGCAATTATCAGGGCAGGACTAGACGGTATAGAAGATTTTGAGCTTATGAGGGACACAGAGGTTAATGACAGTTTTATTGTGAGGACTGGCAATACTATAACACCTGTCATGCAGCTTCAGCTTAACATAATATTGTCAAGTGTATATGCAGGTTACCTGCAGTTCAATATAGAATCAATGGAGTAGACTATGAAAGAGAATACAACAGTAGATATTGAAGTATACAGCCGTGAGAGCACAGTAATCGAGCGGCCTGAGTCCTACACAGTGGGTGTAAAGGTAGGCTGGACAGCACCTGCGAAATGGTGGAACTGGCTTTTCAATGCGTGTACGGCGCGCCTCAAGGAGCTGTACAATACTGTCACTTCAATGCACAATGAGATTAAGAATGCTGTAGGCGGGACCCTTGACCCTGACTCAGACACACAGCTAAAAGGAAAGCTCGATAAGATACAGTCTGACATAGCAGATGATATTGCTAGTGTGTCCGCTGACCTTAAGGAGTTCAAGGAAACAAAAGGGAAGGCAGGAGGGCTGGCATCACTGGGCGCTGACTCACGTATCCCATACTCACAGCTCCCTGAGTCAGCTATGGAGTTCAAGGGAAACTGGAATGCCAGTACAAATACTCCTACACTTGCAGACGGTGCCGGTAACCTGGGGGATATGTATATTGTCTCTACGTCAGGGACACAGGACCTCGGGGGTGGCAGTGTGAGCTACCTGTCAGGTGACCAGGTCATTTATAACCAGGATAATAGGTGGGAGAAAATCTCAGGTGGGGCCGTCAAGACCGTAGAGGGCACTGCCCCTGATAGCACAGGTAATGTCAGTTTACCTGTGGCGAATCAAGACAAAAAAGGTATTGTTAAGCAGGGTATATTAAGGCAGTTTGGGTTAAACAATTTTCTACTCAATTATGGTACAGCGGATGATGTCACATACGGTAACGGCATGTTCGTGGCTGTAGGTTCTAATGGTATAATTCTTACAAGTACGGACGGTATATCTTGGACAAAACAGACATCTCCTGACTTTTCTGAATTGAAAAGTATCACATACAGTAACAGCATGTTCGTAGCTGTAGGCCTTAGTGGTACAATTCTTACAAGTACGGACGGCATATCTTGGGCAGACCAGAAATCTCCTGCCTATGTTTCATTGTATGGTATCACATACGGTAACGGCATGTTCGTGGCTGTAGGTGTTAGTGGTACAATTTTTACAAGTACAGATGGTATCTCTTGGACAAAACAGACATCTCCTACAGCTGCTTCATTGGATGGTATCACATACGGTAACGGCATGTTCGTGGCTGTAGGTTATAGTGGTACAATAATAGTTTATGTCTACACTATTACAAATGCAGTGGCAATAGATGCTGAAGGCAACATGACTGTCCCTGTTATAGATGAGCTCATCAAGAGGATAGAGGCACTTGAGGCCAAGATATGACAGAAGCGCTTCTGATAGCAATGTGTATAGCCACAGCAGTATTCCTGGTGTCAAACATGGTACTGCTGCTTCTTGACAAAAATATAGAATGGGGGCTGTGATATGTGGAGTTTTACTTTATATAATGACATTTATATGTACAGCAGTGATGTAGGCCGCTGTACATCAACAGTAATACTATAAGGAGGAACAGGCAATGAACACGAAGTCATTGAACAATTACAAGGGAGTATTTGACGGCGGCGGAACACAGTTCTGTGTGGCTGAGACAATCACAGAGGCTGCTGAGCTCTTCACGGAGGACCAGGGGCAGGAGCCTGTGTTGCTGCAGCGGACAGGCACAGGTGTCAAGGTCATCGTGCCGGACCCTGAGCTTGCCTTTGTTACAAAGGTCGGTGACACAGAGTACACCGCCGGATGCCGCGCATACCCTTCAAAGGGTGATGTGGTACGGGGACAGAAGCTCTTCCTCTCAGCTGTGACGGCCGACGGCTATACTTTCAAGGGCTGGTACCAGGACGGTGTGACGGAGCCGCTCTCAACAGATGAGGAATGTGAGGTTACTGTTAGCTCAGACAGCAAGGTCCCTGTGACAATAACCTATGAGGCTAGGTTCGAGCTTAACTAGGACATATAGGAGGGTGCAGCTGTGCCCTCCTATAAGGAGACTTTATGCTGAAGGGCAAGACAGAGAATAATGAGCTCGTGGAGCTCGCAAGGAATGTCGGAGCGATGAACCAGCAGCTTATAGGGATACAGACATCAATGGAGAAGCTTGACAAGAAGATGAATGAGCTCACTGAGCAGGGCAAAGACATCCTTGCGATTAAGCTGAAACAGGAACAGCTTGAGAAGTCAGTCATAGACCTGAAGAACAGGAATATTGACATTGAGCTGAGGATAAGCACACTTGAGGGCGCCGAAGGGAAACGTGCGAAGGGCATAATGAACAGGATAGGCAACTACCTGCTTGTCGCGGTCCTCGGCGCCGTGGTGGCTAATATACACAGCATAATAGCTGTGCTGGGAGGAAAGTAATATGGGATATATAATAAACAGGATGAAGACAGACACTGTCATACCTGCATACAGTTGGGTTGTTCCTGCTAGGTCGTACGTGAAGGTCCCGGGTACAGTAAAAGTAACGGACCTTAAAAAAGCTATATCAGCTGTCGGAGAGTCATTCTGTTATTCCGCTGATATACCGGAAGACCATACACAGCTGCATGGGTACAGTGCTATAGACGGTAATGACGGGGCAGTAAGGACCTGCGTGGTGCCGTCGTACCCGGACGGCACAGGTATTATTGTCACAGACGGGAAGGGTGCCAAGTATGCCGCTGTAGAGGGCAATGTGCAAGACACAATAAAAGGACTTACAAACAGTGAGGGTCCAGGAGAAGCTAAAGGTACAAAGCAACTGCCAGTGTTCTATGCTCCTACAGGGCTCAAACCGGACTCCGGAGGAGGGGGTGGTGGTACAGGCACGATACACACTGAGCTCTCAATAGATGAAGGGCACACAAAGATTACGGTCACAGGCGACGACACGATGAAGGGTGAGACTGTCTGCCTGTTTTTATATGACAGTGCAACAGACAGTATATATACAGCTACACAGACAATTGATGAGTCTACAGGAACAGCTGAGCTCACGGCAAATGATTTTGCTGTGAACAGTTTTGCTGACGGCTCAAGCTGTATATGTTATAATAACTGTGTACTGGGCAGCGGCTTCATTGACTACCCTGTACAGATTTCTGAGGAACTTGACTTTTAGGAGGAACATATGACTGGAATACTTGAATGTATGATTATCTGCGCTCTTTGTATTGTAGGACTTACACAAGTCATCAAGAACTTCCTTGATGACGGCGACATAACTACCGGTGGCACAAAGAAGGTGAAGGGCTGGGTATGGACACTTGTTGTGTCTGTAGTGTCTGTATTTGTTGTGCTCATCTATGAGCTCCTGCCGTCAATAGTGGTTGAGGTCATACTCTCACTCTCAGCGGCATCTTTGTTCTATGACACGGTATATAAAGGCTTCCAGGCGATAATCAAGGGGCTCATAAGGCGTAACGGGGGGAATGATGGATGCGCAGGTTAATGATTGTATTAGCGGCCTTGTTGCCGCTCTTTGCACTGCGTGCGTCTTTCTCCTCTGCAGAGTCGGCTGGAAAAAGGCTGACAGACAAGGAGATAGCCCGTCTGCAGGAGATTGTACAGGAGCTGTCGGAGATAAACAGGGAGCAGGAGGAGCTCTTAAGGAGCTCAGAGCTGAAAATAAGTCTGCTCGAAGAAACAATAAAAGGGCAGCAGAGCTTATTGCGGAGGCAGAAAGTATACTCCGTGATAAGTAGTGCAGGCTGCCTCGGCCTCGGGTTCACCGGGGGCTGCATATACTGGGGGCTTAGATGACTATATTTGAGAGGTACACCGGCATACAGGACGTGCTCAAGAAGTGCGGGGAGTCCGGATGCAACTTCCTCTGTATATGCAGCATTGCCGAGGAGGTGAACAGCAGGCCTGTTGACCTGATAAGTGCGTATAGGAAAGCAAAAGAGCTTCACTGTATGGATGATGATTTTTATGTGCACAACAACCTCAGGCTCCTTTACGGGCTCACGGGCAGGAACTGGCTCCGCCGTGAGATGTCGAATATTGAGGGTGTTCTTGACAAGAATGAATATTCAATTGCTGTCTACTTCAACCCGCGTACAGGACGCCACCACTACAGAAGAAGGTCCTTTGATACCCTGTCTGCAAGTGTGACAGTAAATGAAGGCTATATCGAAAAATACTATGTCTATTCGCATGACTAGGCAATAAGTGTTCAGGGCCACGTGGATTTTGTCTCCTTCCACGTGGCCCTGTTTTATTCACCTTGTGAAATCCTTAATGTCTATGGGTGAGAAACTGTCACAGCGTTTCTGCCCCTGCGGTATGAAGTCCAGTGTCTCAGGACACAGGAATTTCTTCCGCCGTCCACAGAACATACAGCTGTCATCAGCCTCATAGTTGCAGCATGACCTGCCGTGTATATCACTCAGGGCATACCAGCAGCTATCATTTGTACTGTCATAGAACCCGCATATACTGTGCCCCTCACCGCCACGGCAGCAGTCCTCACCGTAGGGTACAACTATCATCTCTTTATTGCCCCCAGTATATTTGCCGCCAAATCAATGTCCTTTGTGAGCTCAGACACAAAGTCCTTTATACCGCTGAACCACCTGAATAAGCTCCAGTCCACAATACCGTCCTTGTATACAGTCCCGAAGGACGTGAGCACCGCGAGCCGGTCACTGTACTGTATGACAGTAAACACGGGCTTATGTACACTTTTGTAGTACCTGTAGGCCCAGGCCTGCTGTCCTGGTCTCCAGTGCACCTTGACAGGTTTTCCTTTCTTCGGTGCAGGTGTCTTTTCAAGCTTCAGCTCAATGAACTCCTGTATATAGTCTCTGCCTATAAACAGGTCCGGGACACCGACATTCATACCCTCAACCTCAAGCTTCTGTGTGAAGAAGCCCTTTGACTCCAGCTCCTTACATAATGCTTTTCTCAGCTCCGCTTCACTGCTGTACATCTATTCCTACCTCCCTGCATGCATTTATATAGTTCTCCTCAGACACATCACCCCAATTGCTGCCAAGGTCAGGGTCAGTGTATAACGGGACATCCAGTTTTATTGCCGTAGCCAGTGTGTTCTGAATCTCTATGTAGGCCTCCATACCCTCTTTTGTCTTAGGGACAGAGAGGCCAAGCTCATCGTGTACTGTGACATGGCACCGGCATATATTGAATAGGCCCTTCTCATAGCACAGCACCATACCCATCTTCATGACATCCGCAGCTGTGCCCTGTATAAGATAGTTCAGCATAGGGTAAAGCCTGTTCTGCTCCCTCATCTGCTGTGAGACCCGTGCCCTGCGGCCCAATATTGTACGTACATACCCACGGCGTGCCGCGACATTCTGCACTGCATACATTGTAGGTTTTACAAAAGACATATTTGAGTAGTACTGGTCCGCAATCTCCTTACACCGCTCCATTGGTATACCGAACTTGCTTGACATTGTGTTAAGCCCCATACCATAAAGGCACCCGAAGTTCAGGTTCTTAGCGTGCTTACGGTCAAGACCTGTAAGGTCCATTACATATTTATGGTAGTCTGTCTTAGGGTCCTCATTATAGGCCCTGCGGATATCATCAGCCCCGGGACCGGTCGCGAAGTGTGAGAGTACACGGTACTCAACCTGCTTAAAGTCCGGCGCGCCGTACCAGCAGCCCTCATTCGGTATGAATATGCTGCGTATGTCATCACCGTACTTCTCCTTCTTAGCGGGAATCTGCTGAAGGTTAGGGTACCGGCAGGCGAAGCGCCCTGTAACAGTGCCGCCGTCATCCTTCTTAGCGGGATAGAAGTTGCAGTGTATACGCCCATCAGGACACACAAAATCAACAAGAGAGCCATCAACAAAGTTGTTCATGACTGTCTTTGTCTCCTTTATATGTATAATGTCGTGGCCCACCTCACCTGAGGCAAGGAGCACGGCGTTATTGAAAGAGGGGTTACCTTTGCTTGTATACTCAACTGGAAGCCGGAGGCTATGCCAGAGCTCCTCAAGCTCCCTCGCGCTGTTGAAATTGACAAGCATACCGTACTTCTCCTGGAACTGCTCAAGGAGCTCATAATATTTTCTGTGCAGCATACCGGACACCTGCTCCCTCCGGGCCTTGTCGACACGGAAGCCTTCCTTTGACATATCAAGCACAACACGGAGCAGGCGGCACTCAACATCATTCACCTGTATGAGGTTCTCAGTCTCAAGCCGTGGCTGCTGCTTCTCAAATACGTACGCCGGCTCCTCAAGGTCACCGGACATATACTCTGATATATCTGTGGCATCCATCTTCCAGAGGTGTGTCTGCGGCGCGCCCTTCCATCCGTTACGCTCACAGATTTTCTTTATCTTATCCTCACGCTTGCCGCCGCTCCCGTATTTCTTTGAGATATAATCAAGTGAGTAGCTAGGCGCATAAGCATCCAGCAATGCCTCACGGGTTATTATGTCCTCATACCTGCCGTTTATCTCGAAGTGGTAACGCCAGTTTATAAGCCAACCAAGGTCATAGAGACCGTTAACAAACACCTTCACACAAGGGTCCCTGAACAGCTCACGCAGTATCTTTACATTCCTGTCATGGAGCTCCTCTGTACAATCCGGATGTGCCAGGTTAAAGTATTTACATAGGTGCATAAAAGGGGCGTTGATACCAACACCTAAGATATACCCATCATCCCTGAACACGCCCGGGCCCTTGTCCATAAGGCTGGGGTCACGTGTCTCAATGTCTATCACCATATAGTCAAACATTCTTCTTGTCTCCTTTCTGCCTGCAGTCTTTTGAACAGTATTTCTGCCAGCTGCGGTTTGTGCTGAAGCCCTCCCCGCATACCGGGCATACCTTTGAGAATACAGGTATACTTTTATAGTGCCAGTCTGTTCTGCACTGTGCAGAGCAGAACTGTTTATTGTACAGGGATGTTGTGAACTCTTTCCCACACCACCGGCATCTTACAGTATGCTCAATGTTTTTCTTATTGTAATAAGGGAGTTTACGGCATACCGGACAGCGTTTCTCCATGCCGTATACTCTTACAAACTCTTTCCCACATATCTGGCATATAGACTCCCGGTCTTTCATAACTACCCCTTTTTCACTGTACCGTCAAACCCTGGCAAGAACTTATGCGTGAGTATGTTTACTTTTTCCTCAAACTCACTGAAGAAACTGTCTGATGAGTTTATCATAAGCTGAAGCATTACATCTACTTCCTCAGACACAATGTCTCTGTTGTCTTCCTCCCGGTCATACCGTGTGCTGTCAGCTATTGCGGTTATAAGCTCACCACACTCTCCAGCCTGGATTATACGCTGCTTGTCCCTGCCGTTATATACTAGGAGATAATTCACAATACTTGGATACAAGATTATGTCAAACAGGACCCCCGGGACAAGGGGCTTATGCTGCCTACCAAATACAACAATGTGCTTTACTCCGTGCTCAGACATGTACCGCTGGCAGTCCTCACAGGGAAAAAGGTTCAGATAAACTGTACAACCCTCTACAATATTAAGGCACCGCTCCGCATGCATTGGTGTGCAGTTATGGTTACATTTTTTATTGCAGCCGTACATAGGTGAATTATGACTTATGCCAATAATCTTGTGGTCAAGAACTGATACAGCAGCAACCTGCTTGTCTCTGCATTGTGAGAGCATCTTAACAGCATTAAGGATAAAATAAATCTTTATATCGAATTTTGTCATTTAAGTACCCCGCTTAAAATAAAGGAAAGGTCACAGGCAAGGTGCCATATATGTGGCAGCCCTGACTCCTCATCAACAGCATCAATATCATTACGTGACTTCTCAGCATGACGGAGACAGGCCTCCCAGTAATCCTGACGGGACATCTGTTTCCAGCCATCAGGTGAGCCGTATTTCCTATTGCCGTAACTACGTACCTTCGCGATACACTCAACAATACCACGCGGGACAAGAGACAAGACAGGCTTGCCGTCTATCTCCTTGGGCCTGCCCGCGGGGCTGTCCTCATACTTTGACATGGCGAATGAGTGGAATGTACCGGGAAAAGCGGACAGGGTCTGTACAGGACTGCCGATTATACCGGCAATCACTGCCACCTTGTCAGGGCCCGGAGCCGGCTTGTCTTCTTGATAGTACAAGAAAAACTTACCTGTATTGTAGTAGAGTACGACGTCCTCATTCGGGAATCTTCTGTCAAGTTCAATGGCCTGCGCCGCGGATACTGCTCCTTGGCAGGACTTATTTATATACATTTTAAGCTCCTTAAATATGCATTCTGGAGGACCTTTTAAGAAGGCCTAGGCATATTTCATTCTTTATAATTTCATAATATTTTAACATAGACAGTTATAGCTTGTCTTTGTCATAGGCTTTACAACTGTAAGTGTCTTCCTTGCCCGTGTGGCCCCTACATAGAATACACGGTGCTCCGCGTCCGGCATAATGTCAAACTGTACCTTGCACTTTTTTGACATATCAGACAACAGAACAACATTGTCACACTCCCCTCCTTTGACCTGATGTATTGTAGATATGTTTATCTTAGGCAGCTCCATCACCTGTTTATGTGACAGGCGGTCCCTGATATACAGAATCTTATCATCAGACCAGTCAAACACCTCAAACCATGGCTTTGTAAGGTCCGCATCGCCTTTAAGGATACGGGAAAACATATACACATCATGCTTTGTCATTGACCCTTGCCTCTGTAACCGTGTCCATTCAGAAACTGCCTTGAGGTCCTTGTCATTATACACCGGTGTACCGTTAAGTATATAAGGGACACACAGTCTGTCAAGCCACTCTGTATAGCATTTCTGCTGGTAACGGTTCCTTGTCAGCATAAGGTACTCCTCATCTCTGTCAAGAACTATCTCACCCGGTCTGTTCACAACTTCGATGATACCCCGTGTCCCGTTGCCTGTGTACACCTTGTCAATCCTGTTATGAATATTATCTGTAATGTGCCGGGCATACCTCACAAGGTTGTCAGGAAGACGGTAAGACTTTGAGAGGGTCTCTGTATGGCCCTTCAGCGAAAGGAACGCGTTTACATCCGCGCCGCTCCATTCAAATATAGCCTGGTCATCATCACCTGCGATATACACACGCTTGCAATGTGAAAAGGCCTTATGTACCATTTGCCACTGCAGAGTTGTCAGGTCCTGCGCCTCGTCTATAATTGCTACATCAACAGGAGCCGGCCCTTCATAGTTCTCAATAATATCTGTAAAGTCTACTATTGAAAAAGTGTCTTTATAGTTCCTGTACTGTCTCATTATCCAGAGCGCCTTGTCCCCGTCAAGCTCAGGGAGGATTTTCGCCGCTGCATTCCTGTTGTTCCGGTACAGCTCTATATAGTCCATATAAATCTGGTCCTCACCGCAGTTATTGCTGTTGGCGTCGATATTTATCCCTGTCTTGCTTGCGAAGTCGAAAAGGTCCCTTATGTGCATAATCTTCTTTTTATTAAAAGAATGTGCGAAGGAATGGAGCGTGCGGAAATAAGGGAAGGCCTCAGGTGTAAGGCTGAACTTGTCAGCGGCACGGGTTATACCCTCATTGGCACCCTTCCTTGTGAATGTTACGAATGCTATCTTGTCTGAAGGAACCTGCATTGAGCCCATCTCAAACTCGATAATCTCCAGGAGCCTTGTTGTCTTTCCGGTCCCCGGGGGGCCATAGATAATATTGTATTCTGCCATCTAGAACCTGTCGTCCTCCCTCTCATCGTCAAGGTAGTTAATGTCAATACCCTGCATAGGGTCCTCATCCTGTTCAATCGCATCTACAGGCATAGACCATACCTTATACTCCTTGTCCCCGATAGGGTAAGATATAATCTTAGCACCCTTGTCAATAAGACTGTTCTGCATCTCAGTCTCACTGTACCGCTTGAAGTCCTTTATTGTAAGCATATACTCTATATAGTCTGTACCACGGAAGATATAACTGTTGAGCTCTTTGTCCTTGTATATACGGCCAAGCTTAAGCTGTGATTTTGTATCAGCAAGTTTCCTTGTCGTAAAGAAATCACAGGTATACTTGTACCACATACCACCTGTAGTCATTGAGTTCTCAATATCCGCCTCATGTACAATAACATTCTCCAATGCGCTGTTTACAATAGAAGTCCACTTAGGGTCCGCAAGTTTCTTCGGAAGCTTATGGAGCTTACGCATACAGAGTGTACGGAACGCGGTCTGGTTTATAATGTCCTCTTCCTTGTAGAACCTCAGTGCCTGCCCGTTCACAATCCATTCATAATAAGGAGGCTCAGTAAGATACTGGTGGAACTCCTCAAATGACAGTGACGGAATCTGCCCGGAGTCCTTGCCGTACTGCCGTGACTCACAGAACTTCTTGTTACAGTAATTACACAATGGTGGAAGCCCACATTTATATGAGTAGGTCTTCTTGCTCATTGTCTTTATTATAGTCTGGTGTACTTCCTTCTCATCAAGGGGCTCAGGAAGTGTGCTGTTGATGGACAGGAGCTCATCCTCAAATGAATCCTCACCATACTTGTTCTTACAGTATACAGCAACAGAGAACAGGAACTCATTCCTGTACTCTTCTACACCTGAAATGTACAGGGACTGCAGACAAGGCGGTGCATCATAAAACGGCAGCTCATCCATCTTGTCCCGCAGCTGCTTTATACTTGTCTTTCGTTTTTCACAGTACTCAAGGGCCTCAGAAAGGCAGGCGAGTGTCCCGTCTTCCTTGACAAGCTTACGTCTGTTATCCTTGTCATTGGCCGCGAAATACGGCAGATTTATCCAAGAACCGAATGAGCTCTTATCCTTGCTCCGCTGCTTAGGGAAAACTTCAGTGTTTGCTGGGAGGCCTATGATAAGCTTCAGCTCATCTAAAAGGTCCTTTACACTGTCTGGTTTCTCCGGTTTACTGAAGAACACATAAAGGTGCAGACCGCCGGATTTTGAATAAAACGGGATAAGAGGGATATCATAACGGTATATTGTATTCAGCTTATGCTGAATGGCCGGTGAGTAGTCATCAATATCTATCACACCAAAAGAGCACAAACCGTCCTCATTTATAGGAGACAATCCTATACCCTGCACACCATCAATATGGTCAGCTATATCCTGATTTGTAACAGGCTCCTTACAAAGAAAGCTTTTTACCTCAAGCTTTTCATTTGCCGCAGGCACACCTGTAATCTTTGTAATGCCTTTATATGACATATTACCTGCAAACAAATCACGGAAATGATTTATTGTAATTATGGAGCAGCCCATCTAAACCTCACAAAAGGGCAGGTTGTCCTGCCCCATAATAACTTAGAATTTTCCTTCTGTATTATCTTCAATAGCAAGCGCAGGCTTTGTATTGTCCTCAGACATATTAAGCTGCGCGAACAGCTGCGGGGCTGTCTCAAGCACAGGTTTCACAAAGTCTGTATAAATATTACCTGGTACCCAGTCTGCCTTTGTAATTGCTGTGTTCTTGCCCTCCCCCATAACAAAGAAGGTACCTTTGTCATTCTTGTTTTTCTTAGACTCAACTGTCCAGTAGCATGAGAACAGCGGTGCGTGTTTTCCTGATGGAAGACGGTTCTCAGACAAAAGTGAATTCCAGAGCTTACAGTGCCGGATGTTTGTTGATGTGCAGGAAAGAAGCATAACACCTTCATCCTCATGGCCCTTGACAAGAACAAGATAACACCAAGCTTCCTGGATATCATTTCCGGCAAGAGACTTCATACCTGTGAACTTGTCCCCTGTGACACGGATTGAGTAAGGCTTGTGCCGTGTGACAAGACCACCCATACCAGGTTTCCATTCAAGCCATACAGTATTGAAGTATACCGGGATAAGCTCAACTTTAGGTCCGTAGCTCTTGCCTGTATTGCTGTTATAGAAGTCCCCGGTCTTTACCTCTGACCCGTCCTCTGTAAGGATGCCTGATGTAGGTTGTGCGATTTTAAGCATAGGCACTGAGAAATTGTCAGCCCCCATATTCTCAAAGCCCTGTCCTGCAACCTCGTCATACATTGACAATTCATTCTGTTCCATAATAAATACCTCTTAGTTCTTTGATACAATAAGTACCATTAGTTTTTTGGTCTTGTTACAACAGTTGTATTGTAACGGTAAAAATTCACAAAGTCCGGGATGTCTGAATAGTTCATCCTAGACACACAGCCAGCTTTCAAGCCAAGCTGCTCACTGAGCCATGACTTAAGACTGCCTGTATTCACATCACCCTTCGCTATGAACGGGACCCCGGCATCTGCCAGACGCCCTGCGAACACTTCATTTACAGCAAGCTCCTCCTTGACAATATCAGAGCCTCCGTTTGCCTTAAGCCATTTTATGAGCTCAGGCTTCCTTGCCTTTGTAGGACTGCAGGTTATCTTCTGCTCTACAGACAAAACTGTACCGTCAGATAATGACAGCTTTGACAGACCATTGGCTTTATAGAACTCTGGTATAGTGTCCATTGCCAGTTTATTGTATGCTGCCTGTGCATCCTTGTAGGCCTGCTCCGCTTCCTCTACCTTCTGTTCCGCCTCAAGAAGCTGCCGGCTTAGCTCAGCAGCCTCCTCTATCGCTGTTGTAGGTGTGGAGAGCCCCTCATATATAGAAGTATCTTCCATATCTTCCTCCATACTTTATGTTATAATCTTAACATTTTCTAAGGACCTTGTAAATATAAGAAAAATACGGAAGTGTATACTTTTCTATACACACTTTCCTATACACCCGGGCCGCACTACACATTGAACAATGTGTGCATACTGTCTGTAGCCTCTGTAAGGTCGTCACGGACAGATGTGTTCCTGAAGAAGTCAAGCAAACTGCGTTTTTGCCGGAGCGCCGCGTAGACCTTCATGTCTATCGTACCGTTAGCTATGAAATCGACAATAAGGCATTTCTCAGTCTGCCCGTAACGTGCGATTCTATCTTCAGTCTGGTCCCTGTCCTCAAGGCTGTAGCTGCAGCTGAAGAAGTACAAGGTATGTGAGAGCTGAAGGTTATGGCCCTTGCTTATCATCCTTTCATTAGCTATGAGTATATCTACATTGCCTTTCTTAAACTCATCTACCGGGTCCCTAGGTACTTTCTTAGGCCCTATGAAAAGACCAACTGTCCTGTCCTTGAACGCCTCACAGAGCCTTGTGTACAGGTACTCTGCCTCCGCGGTGAACCGTGTAACAACAATACAAGGCAGGTCCCCGTTTCCAATCCTGTCTATAAGGGCATCTACTTTCGGGTTGCTCTTCCCGATAGGTACAACCTCAGTCCCACCTGTCTCATCATCTGTGAACGGCAGGAACCCCCCGGCAAGCTGTGATAGCCTTGTGTACAGGGTTATCTTGTTAAGCACAGGTATAACCTTGCCCTCATACTCTGATATATACTCATCCTCAAGCTGCTGGTACATACGCAGCTGCTCTTCATTCAGCTCAACAGACACATGCTCATATATCTTCGGCGGAAGGTCAAAGCATTCTGATGACTTCTTAAAGAAAGCGCATTCCTGCATCTTGCCCTTCAACTCATCAAGATATTTGTATGGCATCTGCAGGTCCGGGTGTGCCTGTATATACATAATATCCGCGGGGGTTATACCCAGCTGTGTCTGTACCTCTGTCATACCCTCAGGTGTACTGCACTTCCTTGCAATGTCCTGTATGTCCTTTGCCGTGGTTGTTATTGTACGGCAGACATTACCCTGCCAAATCTGCATCTTCTGCTCGATTGTATAATGTGCCTTGAATGAATAATATGGGCGCCCGAAGTAATCCTGTTTAAGGAACTCGAACATAGCCCATGCATCAAGCGGGCTGTTTGTTATAGGTGTACCTGTAAGTATGGCACGGCCCTTCGACAAAGGTGTAGAGCTTATGAGACGCCGTCCTGACATCCTGCAGTCTGAAAGACCACGTACAATATTGATGAACCGCTTTGACTGCGGGTTCTTTATGCTTGTCGCCTCATCAAGGACTATGAACACATTGTTAAGCCGGCAGTAGTCCTGGAAATAGTGCAGATATGTACTGTAGCTGAAGCTCTCGACATTCACACACAGCCACTTGAGGCTATGTGTGGGTGAAGAGATAAATGACCTGAACTCATTTGTCTTCTGCTTGCCCATACCGGAATGGAATACAAATATACTGTGCTGGACCCCACAGTGTATAGGAATCTGCTCATTGCCCCACTGTGAATGTACATGATTAGGAGCGATAACCAGGACAGCGTTAATCTGTCCCTTAGCATAACGCATACTGCAGATGTCAATAGCTGTCTTTGTCTTGCCTGTGCCCTGCTGCATAAACAAGGCGAAATAGTCTTTGCCCTCTGTGAATCTGTAGGCCTCCAGCTGGTGCTGGAAGGGCTCTGTCTTGAATGTAAAATCCATAGCAATATCCTGAAAGTGTGCCGGGGCTATTTTTAAGGTCCCCAAATATGCGTTCTGGCGGACCTTTTGGAATAGACCCGGCATATTATACCCGGGAGAATCAGAACCCGGAGAGCCCTGTGACCTTGCCACCGGCCCATCTCTCGAAGTCATCAAGGAAGTTCTTAGAGATGAAGTCAACACACTCCTCAACCTTAGCCTTCAGCTCCTCGACCGGCCTTATGACCGGGGACACCTTATGTATCTCCACAGGGTCAAGTGAGTCGGAGTCCTGGAACACCGCGACAATATATTTAAATGCGGGCGCGGACATAGCGTGGGCATATATTGTATGCTGCCATTTGCTGTGGTATGAAGACTCATCAAAACGTTTTGTCGTCTTTAGGTCATATACCATAAGGTTGTCAGGACGGCGGTAGTCTGTGCGGCCCTTGAATGTGAACAGACCAAATTTTGTCTGTACAATAAGGGGCTTAATCCACTCCTGCTGGAATGTCCCGCGCAGCTCCTCATAAGCCTCCTGCTCAATGTCATGGTTGAACCTTCCGTTACCTGCAAGGATATTATTCACATATGTCTCATAGGTCTCACCCCTCCGTGTGGCTGCGTTCCCGGTGAACCCCTTCGTAATTGTGTCATGCAGCTGCTGCAGTGCACGCTGGCTTCCTGTCTGGAAGTAATAATCACATGCCTGCAGCAATGATGCTGTCATCTTCATTTTGTACCTCCTGATTACTTAAAATCTCCCAGTCCTCCGCAAGTATGTCAAGAGTGTTACTTGACCACGGGGCGGACCTTCCTTTACCTATACCAGGCTGCAGCGGTGCAATCCTTATCCCCCGCTCACCCCTGCTGTCTGACATAAACAGATAGGCCTGCCATGGTCTCCGCTTCACTTTCTGTCCCAGCTTGAGCGCCTCAAGTGCCACCCCAAATGTTGTACCTGTCATATAGTCTCCTGTTTATTGTGTATTGTTCCAGTGCCCGTCATCCCCAAGACGCGGGCACCTTGCACCCTCTGTGCATTCCCTGCATACTGTAAGCCCTTTCCCGTCAGTATAGTGCAGTATGTCCGGGCTCCTGTGGAAGCCCTTCTGGACAAACGGGAATATATAAAGCTGCTCCTCAGGTATAAGGAGTGCCCTGCCCTCATATTTATGGGGAAGCTTTGACACTGTGTTCCCGTTCATGCACAGGCTGCGTATAGCCGGGACTGTCCGCCCGACAAGGTACGCGAATTTATGCACTGTTATATATGATATAACACTCTGCATTACTACCTCCTATATAATGTCCTGTGTACCAAGTGCGTTCAGGTTCTCTGTATTCACCTGGTTATTAAGCTTGTAGTCTGAGAGCTGTAGTGTCTCGTTCCTCTCAAGGAATTCACGGAGCATTGTATATGGCGGTGAGTCTGGGTCCTGACATATAAACACAGCCGGACATTTTGTACAGTCACAGTCACAATCCCCCTCCGCTATTATCTGCTTCGCCTTATACAGGAGCTCCGGTAACCTTTTGTCTGTACAAGGAACAAGAAGTGTAGTAGCCATCACCACTCTCCTAATATCGCACCTGTCAGAAGCGGGTACTTATTCTTCAGCTCTGCAGTAAGCATAGCAATAAGCTGGTGCATCCGTACAGAATCCGACGGCTGTCGGCGGATATTCAGTATAGACTGCAGCTCCCGGAAATTTGTTGTAATATACAATGTCGTGGCTGTACAGTTCGGGAGCACATCACGGGCTATGCCTGCAGGAAGACCTGCGTTCAACAGCCTTGAATACTCTTCAGTGGCCTTTTGACAATATTCCAGAAGGCCACTGTTGTAGTCCTCAGGGAGTGAATACCCTTGTTTATAGCAATCATAAGTCGGCATCGCTATAAACTGCAGCTCCTCAAACCTACTGTACTTTGTATAGATTGTTGACTCCTGTGTAAATGCACAGTGACGGTGGCGGACAAGTGCATGGCTCGTGCCACGGTCTGTACGTACCTTTATGGTTATTGCCGTGTGCTCAAGGACAGATGTATGCCCTCTTTTTATGCAGCCCATAAGCCTTTTCTTGTTCGCATCAAAAGAATCCTCTGCACAGAAGCACTGCCCCGCGGCCCCTCCGCACAGTTCTATAAATGTAAGCTCATCCCTGTTCCTGTCTGACAGCTCAACAAGCTGAGGGACAAGAACAGCCTTAAGTTTATTCTCCGGCATAGTTACCTCACTATATAATAAATTAACTGCAATAAAAAGGCCCGGGTTCCTTGCCCCGGGCCTACAGACAGAGCATACTATTTTCTTGTGTATGTCTTTGTCGCCTCATCATATTCAATGATGATACCTTTTGAAGCGGCACGCTTGCAGAGTGTAATCATCTCTGAGCGTCCTTTTTCAAAGTTCATGAAAATATCAACAGCCTTCACAGGTTTATTGTCCTTGAAAATCTGGTCAAGAACAGAGATTTTCTGTGCCGCGCCACTTGCCTTATGCTCACCTGACAAGTATTCAGCTGCCTCTTTTACTGCGGCATCCTTGCCGTCCGCGTTCATACGTTTAGCGAATTCAACAAGTGTCTTGATTGCTGCCTTTTTGTGTTCAAGCATCTTCTGTGCGGATGCTTTTCTTGCGGCCTTCTTTTCATCTTCTGTCATCACCTTTGCCTCTGCGGGTTTTACTTCCACAGCTTTTGCCTCTGCGGGTTTTACTGCAGGTTTTACTGTGCCTTCCACCGGTTTCTTCACTTCATTCTGGTTCTGTCCGAACATAATTGTCTCCTTATATGCACAACGTGCATATTTATTTAAATAATATAGCAAGATACAACGTACCTTTATGCTTTTAATATAGCATGCTATAAGAATAAAGTACATAGCCTTTACAGCAAAAACTATATACTTATTTTACGGAAGTGTATACAGAAATATACACTTCCCCTGAAGGGCTTACGGATGTATACAAGTATAGTCCCCGTTGTCAGCATGCTCCTGCGCCTCAGACGCCGCAGCCTCATCTACCTCACCGAGCCATACACACAGGAGCTGTTCATCATCTATGTCAAAACATCCTGTTACTTCCGTCTTATCAACTACAGCTGTATACAAATCCGGTGTGTCCCTGTCACCCTCCTCAAATATGAGGTGCCCCTCCCACTCACACTCGTATTCGTAATGTCTATACCTACCAGTAAAGTTCCCTTTTATATTGTTCATGTCTTACTCCTCGATTCCACAAGGTGAACCGTCAAGATATGTATAACTATCAAGTAAATCAGTTGTATTAATTCTTTCATTATTTATTATAACGCCAGTGCATATACCGATAATCAAATACTTTACGTCGGAGTACTTACTTTTAATCCACACTGCTCCTCCTTTCAGATTAATTGCCTCCATAATCTCTTCTTCTGTGGCATATGGGCGGAACTTCTTTTCTTTCGGCTCTTCAACTAAATAAAAGTATACAAAAGAAACTGAGTCTGTACAAAAACGGCTCATACTGTAATCAGGAGTAATCTTTGTCAGAGTCATTAGCTCAATAGTTTCAGTCTGTGCCTGGGACCGAAGGCTATGTATTGTATCAGCGAAATACCCCTTGCTACCGATTTTCACCTCGTCAGCGTTTAACGCTGTGTACACCTTTGATTTGTTAAATTCCATAATTTATTACTCCTTTATACACCGCATACACCTGTGAATACATTCCGTGAGAAACTGAATGTCCTGTCCGGCTGCCCGTCAGTGTACACATACAGTATGTCACCCTTCTTACGTACCACAGAATAAGGATATATAATATGGTACAGCATCTTTACCCTTGACACTGTCGTTTGTGTGTCCCATCCGCACGGGTCCACTGTCAATGTCCTCCTTACACGGTCATACCGCATAAGCTCTGAACCGTGCAGGTAGTAAAACACATCAGTTACTGTGCTCTCAACACTGTCCCTTATACTCAGCTGGCGGGACATAAGCCTCCCGCCTATGCACTCATGGATACAGCAAAGTATCTTTTCCTCTATTTTCCTCATCATATGTTTCCCCCTGAAACTTTATAATTATATTATAGTGTATACACAGTGCTTTGTATACATTATAAAAATACAGAAGTGTGCACAGAAGTATACACTACTCCCCGCCCTTGACTGTGTGCACCTTGCCCTCCCAATATCCTGCGCTTGCTGATGATTCTGTGCCAAGAAACCTGTCAAGACGTGTGAACTGCTCCCTACGGCTGTCTTCCGTATGGCGCGCGGCCACCTTAACCTGTCTCCTGTACATCTGGAACCTGTGCAGCTTGTAGTACAGGTAAAGGCCTTTCCTCTCAGAGCTGTCAGCGGCTATGAGCCCGGACCTCAGGAGGCTGACAACAAGGAGGGGCCTCAGCTGTGACTCTATCGGCTCATCCGGTACAGTATGCCGCCAGATATGTGCCTTCAGAACCGCACGCAGCGCGCTGAGCTCCTTCAATAAATCAGAGCGTGCTGTACGTCCCAGGTTAATCTCACCCCTCACATCGTCAGGCAGCTCCTCACCTCTGTCATACATACCGCACAGTACGACAGCATCTGACACGGCCTCCCGGACACGCGGCACAATATCTGCGAGCGCCGTGTGCAGGTCATCCGGCAGAAGGGGCAATATACTATTGACAAGCATACTGACCTCCCCGTCCCCGTACAGTATGCCGGAGTAGAACTGGTCCAGTGTCCAGTTGCCATCAACAACAGGAACCGCCGACGGCCTTGAGGACATCTCGAATGATGACCAGCGTACGCCGCCCTGTACTGTCCACTCCAGCATAAATGTACCCTTGAGCAGGGTGTTCATCTCTTTGTGCAGCTGTACAATATGCCGCGCCGCGGCTTTCTTCCCCTCACGGCGCCTCTCCGCCTCAGCACGGACACGTGCCCCTTGCTCCGTGTCCCACCGGGTCCTCCTTGTCTTCCTCGCGGCTATGACCTTCTCCGATACATTGTACCTTACACCCTGCCGCTTCCTCGACTTAAGGGCGTACCACTCCTTGTTGTATGCTTTTCTGTAC